TCAACGTCCACTCTCACACCAAGAAATCGCATGTCGACCAGGCAGGGAAAAAGATTAGTTTCTAAATCAAATATATTTTTTAAATTTTGTTCTTGAATAATTTTTTTAAACAACTGCCAAAGTTCTAAAGTTAATTCAGCATCTTTTTCTGCATACTCACCAACTTCCATAGGTGGTAGTCTCCACATATCTGCTTTTGGATCTAATCCTCTTGACTTAGCAGCTTCAACTAACTTTGCTTCGTTTTTTCCTTTTTTTAAATATGCCCAAGACAAAGTATTCAAAGTGTATGAGTATCTATTTTCGTCAATCAAAGATGCAGCAATCATTGTATCTAACACTAAACCATTGATTTTTATACCTAATTTACGTATCCAACATACGTCATACATGGCGTTGTGAAATATTTTTGTAGCAGGTAAAGCACAAACATCTGTAAACCATTTGATAACTTTATCTCTGTCCATGTTTGGACCTGTCTCATGTGCAATTGGATAATAACCTTTCCAACCTTCTACAGCTACAGCAAACCCTACGATCTCACCTAAACCTACAACAGAGCCTGAACCTCTTTTCTTTAATTCAGGATCTCTTGTTTCTAAGTCGATCGCTATCTCATTGTATTTACTTAAGTCTGGAAATTCTTTTGGTTGTAACCATTCGGTTTGTGGTAATATCATTTTAATCCTTTCGGTGGGTGATAGTGTCCTTCGTTAATGTCATCAATGTAAAATAATTTTACATTTAATTTTTTTTGTAGTTCGGATAAAGAACGATGTATAGGTAAGTTATCTCTTTTTCTCAATGAACGTTTCTTAACATCTAATAATTCTATTTCTCCATTTGGATGTAGTACAACAATATCTATTGGCCCGTGTTGACAAACGTTTTTAAATACAAAACATTTCTTTTTTAGAAACTGATTAACAGCTAAGTTCTCATGTATTGTACCTATCTTTGCAGAATCTTTAGAACTATCTAATTTAACATTACTCATTATGTATCTCTTTTAATTAAATATTGAATTGCTTTTTCTAGGGATTCTTTTGTATCACCTAGTTGACCTATGGCTGTGTTACATCCTCTACATAACCAACCTCTATGTGTATTAGTTTTGTGACTATGATCTGGAAATAATTCTTTTACCTTTTCACATATATCACACACTTCAGGTTTTTCATAAAGCATATCCATTTGTCTTCTTAAATTTCTATCTCTGTTGTAACACTCTGCACATGTAGTTCTGATTCTATAATTATTAAAGTTATCTTTCATGCATAGATGAAAAAATTTTTGATTCTTAATTTGATTACAAACTAAACAACACAATGTATCTGTCTCTTTACCTAATACATCTACAAACTTATCTAAAAGTTTACTCCACCTTTTAAAGGTTATTTTTTTCATATAAATAATTTCTGTATGAATATCATCCAACTGTAAAAATAAATTACAGACATTAATGTTAAGAATAATAAAATTGAAACTGCTTTCATTTTGTATCTTTTAACTTTTTAATTTCTAATTCACAATAGTGAATTATCTTTTCTAAGTCTTTTATTTTATCTTTCTCCAAATATCTACAAACATATTTCACTACGTTGCCCTGGAAAAAAGATAAATTATTTTTTGAAATAAATTCGTAAGGCTGTATCGCAAAATTTTTGTAATGAGATCCCCCAATTTGCTTATCTTGTGGGAAGACGCTTTCGAATATTTTATTATCTGTCATATATATTTACCTCCTTTATATGTGGTAGGTGTTAATACGGCGTGATTGATGATTAGATGTGGGATTCGAGACACCGTATTAACGTGGTGACCAACCACGGCACTACCACTTGCCGTTGAACTTATCTCTATCCCGATCGGTTTATACTCATGGTATAAATTCATTATAATTTGTATCCTTTTCTTTGAATTCTTGCTTTTAATTTATATAGATTATTCTTTGCACGAGTTACTCCAACATACCAAACTCTATGCTCTTCATCTTCTTTGTCTTGGCTTTTCTTTATTGCTTTCAATATTTTATCTCCTAAATCTAAACACAGTATTACATTATCTTCTTCTCCACCTTTTATAGCGTGTATAGTAGATATCCAGATCCTTGGAGCCTGATCCAAATCTTCTTTAGCATCTAATAAACTAAGCAAGTAATCTTTATCTTCTTGTTCAGTATTCTTAAAAGCTTCGTACCAATCTTTTTTATAATCTATTTCTTCTCCCATAAATTCTTTTAGTTCTTTTAAATCTTTCTCTTCTAATTTATTTCCTTGTTGTGCAAACATATAGTTTTTTACAGCTTTGTACAGTCTTACTTTTATACTCTTACCTCTGTTACTTTCAAAATAAATATTCTTTTTTCTTAGTTCATCTTCTATTTTTAACAACCTAGATACAGTTCTTGTTAGTATTAACCATTTACCTTTTGATAAATCAACTTGATCTAGGTTTGCTATTTCTTCACACAAACCTTCAAAATTTCTTGGATAATAATTTTTTATTTTTCTATCACCTAAAATATTTTCTACACACATTTGTGATTGTTCTTGAACTGATTTAGATATTCTTTTTGAATACTTCAGTATCTTTTCTTTTGCTGGTTCATTTATAAATCTGTTTACATCAGCTCCTGCCCAGACAAATATTGCTTGGTCATCATCACCTGCAAGATATATGTCTTTGCTTTTTTGTTTTAATATATCATATAGTTTCCATTGCAGCGGTGATAAGTCCTGTGCTTCATCAATAAATACAACATCAAACTCAGGTATTTTGTTTTCTTTTTCTAACAACATTTTTATCATGTCATTAAAATCAATTAGTTTTTTTTTCTTTTTATACTCAGAATAGTTTTGATCTATGTGTTCTAACATAGACCAATCAACTTCTTTTGAGTTATGTTCACCACGATCAAATTCATCTCGCACATCAACACATCTGTTTATTGATCTATGTATCAATTGAAAGTATGGATTATCACAAGTTAAAAAATGTGACTCTTCTTTGTTGTACCTGTCATAATACTTTACTCTTACATTTAATTTCTTTCCAAAGTTTTCATAATGATATGGCTGCATGACATCTTCTTCTTTTAGATTTAATATATTGAAAGCAAAAGAATGAAGTGTTTGAAAGTATACAAGTTTCTTATCTGAGGCAGGCATCCTCTTTTTAGCTTCATTAGCGGCTTTTTTAGTAAACGCAAAGTACCCAATTTTATGTAGAGGTGTACCTATTCTTACATAAGCTTTTGCTCTACTAATTAATTTATGAGTCTTCCCAGTCCCTGGAGGACCAAAGTATTTATATATCATCTCTGTCCTTATAGTCTTTTTTAAAATGACACATCCATAACCAATTCCAAAAAGACCCTGCAAATCTGCTAAATCTATTATTCCAAGATTTGTTTTCATAGTTATCAATGCTCTCTATTTCATGTTGAACTTGTAATTTTCTTCTTTCTTCTTTTGGTAAAGACATAAATATTCTGTATGCTTTTTTATTATTTATCATTATAAAATATCTTCCTCGTCTTCAAACTCTACAATTTCTTTTATGTTTTCTTTTTCTTCAAATAAATACAAAGGTATTCTCAGTGCTTTTATTGGTGGAAAGTAATCTCCATTAGAATTTTTACCTGGAAATCTTTTTGGTTTATTAAACATTGCTTTCTTATCTTTGTTCTCACTTCTAAATATTTCTTTTATCATGTAAGAAGTTCTTTGTGGATCTATCTTCCATTCTTTTGTTTTTAGATCTGCATAGAATTCATCATAAACAAACCATGCGTACTGAGTATCAATCAAAGGTTTACCACTTTCAAAAGATTTGTATGTGGTTGCCTTTGGTCCATAAATATATTTTTCCAAATGTTTTTGTAATACATCTGTAGGACTTGTACCTTCTGCAGGTTCTATTATTTCTACTTTCTCTTTGTCAAACAATGCTCTCATTATTTCTATAAACTCATTTCCTTTTACATTTGGTGATACCACAAAGGCTTGCTCCATCAATAATGCTCTTAATGCTTTTTGACTTTCTAGTTTATAAATATCTTTTGCATGTATTTGAACTGTTTCTCCATCGTCTCTTTCAACAGTAAACTTCCATTCAGGTGTAGGCTTGTAGTTTATTTTTTGTAGTGCATACATTCTAGGCCATGTTTCTTTGTTATCTGATAACACACCATACTTTCTTTTTACACATACACCTTTAACACAAACAGGAGATAATAGTTCTCCATTGCATTGATAACCTTTTGTTTCCTTGTCCCAACTTTTTATCTTTGATTTAACATGATCGTCTGTCCATTTAGAATCAAACTTAAAATAATTTCTAGCTGCTTCTACTATTTTATCTTTCCAATTATCTTTGTATTTTTTCTTTGCAAAGACCATGTAGTTATACAAAAATCTATCTCTATCATCTTCCATTATTTCTTTTGTTAATATACCTAGACATGGTGGACCATCATCAAACTCTTGACCACTACCTTTTAATTCATCAGATATTATTTTTTCTTGTATGTCTTTTAATTGTTTTTTACTTACTGCATTTAGTTCAACACATTTTAAAAATAAATCCAAAGACATCTCTGTACCATCAGGTGATAATGCTTTTCTATCTTCACCATTGTATGGAAGATTTATAAAGTTACCATTTGTCTTATTATCTTCGTCTGATTTTAAATTAGTTTGTTTTGGAAATATTTCTGTTTTGATAGATAGTTTAAATACATAAAGCATTTGCTCTAAAAACTGTCTTATCTCAATTGCTTTTACATATTCTGTTGTGAATACATATAAGTGAAGACCACCACTTTTTGATAGTATAGGTATTATTGGTAAATTTTTTTCTTGAATTGTTTTTAAATAAAATTCTCTGTCTATTGGATACTTATCTACATCAATAGCACCAAATCTTGCTGTACCTTCATCAGTACATGGTTGTATACCTATTGATTTAATTCCTTTTAAATGATCTTCGTAATCTTTGTCTGTTACTTTTTCTTGAGACCATTCATGTTTATATTTTTTCTTACCTGTTTCTGGATCTATATAACCTTGATTTGTTTTGCAGACACCATAGTTTCTAGTCAATCCACTAAAGTACTTTATAAAGTCTTTCATCACATCCTTTTGTTCTGAGGCGCCTCCAGTCTCCCTTCAGCGCCCCGTTTGTACAAACTATTCTTAAGATATTAGATAATATCTTGAGACTTTGTAGAGTCAACCTTCTCGTATTTAGGTTGAGTCGAACCACCAAAAGCTTCTTCTTGAAGCTTCTTAGCAGTCTCATAGATACCTAAGTCGTCCTTGTTAGATAAATCTAACATTCTAACTTTATTAGGTTTGTATACGTGCCAACTTTTATCTCCCCAGTTTTTACCAACTGTTTTAAGATTAAAGATTGCAGAATACGCAGCAGGTCTGAAGCTACCTTTATCGTCTGTTGCTCTTAAGTTTTGAATTAAGTTATTTAATTCTCTACCTGGAGTCAGATTAGATGACCTCATAGTGATAACTGCTTTTCTAGTTTCATCCCCTATTAATGCAAGTACATAGAAGTACATGGTTTTCTCACAGTAATTACCATTTGATAATCTGTACTTACCATTTCTTTCTTCTATTGCATCTTTAGGTGGTTCCATGTGAGTTCCGACTGGAGCTGCTGCACTATCGCCTCTCTCCTGCCACTCTGGAAACCTTGTTTGCGAATGACATATGACTACGTTAAGTCCTACGTCTCCATCAATTAAAGATCCGAAACTACTAGAATATATCATGCCAGGTTTTGCACCTTCAACATGTTTAGCATTTCTAGTATTACATTCAGGTGATAACTGATGAAGAATCTTTAGAATTGGAGTTGATGTATCACTCGCTTTGATTTCTTCAGTGCCTTTACCTGAATCAGCTCTTAAGTTAATTGGTGATAGTGCACCTGCACTATTCTTTTTTACCATTTCCGTATTATTGGACATATGTATTTACTCCTATATTATTTATTTTTTATTTTTAATTTTCGTTTGATTTCCATCAAACGTCCAAAAAAGATCTTCAGGAACTTCGTTTCCTTTGTTCTTCCAATCTTCCATGGTTACTTTTAGAGTCATGGCATGAACCGCCTCTTTCTGAGCAGGTTCATAACCTTGACCCCGTGCAAGGTTAGCATAAGCCATTGCCTTGTTTTCTTCGCCTTGACCAAAGTTAACTGTGATTTCGTTTTTCACAATATCACCTAAGCCATTGTCTCGAAGCCATTGTATTGCCTGAGGCTTTTTATCAGCCTTCATTGTGGCACTATATACTTTTTTTACAGATAGTTCAGAACCATCTTTTAACTTAACTGTACTGAGATTCATTTTATTCATAATCTCAGGAATACTAAAATTACTAATATACTTTTCTTGTTCTTTTAGTTCCTTAAGTTTACCTTCTACAGCTAATATCTGTGCTCCCACAGATTTGTATTGTTCGATAACCTCAGATAATTCAGTTGGATCTATAACATCAACTTGATCTGGTGCATCGTCACGTAGACTAACAGTCATATTTTACCTCTTTATTATTTACTTTCATAAACGACAATATAGAAACTAATTTCTTATTGTCAACTACTTTTGAAAAAGATTTATTTCTATGGGAAAATAACCTGATGCTATTCTGTCCCATTTCAATAACTTATACTTTCCATTTGTAATATCACTTGCGACAGAACATACCACCCCAATAAGAGCAGGATCACCATATAATAATAAATAATCTTCTGACGTAAAATCTTTTAAACTATTTTTTATTTCTAAGATCAAAGGACCTGGTGAAAACTGCATTTGTTTCAACCTAGGAAACATTGTCTTAATTTCGCCATATTTAATTGCAGGCGTCATATCAAATTTTGGTTTTCCTGTTTCCTTATCGACAGGAATATCTTGTACTAAATAAACTTTTGCCATTGACTTTTTTCCTTTCTATTCATATATATCTCTTCAGAAAGCAAAGTAAAGGTATATATTATGATAAATTATAAGTTTAAGACAACACCATATAAGCATCAA